AGGCGAGTTGATAGGTTGTACATAGATACCAAAGTCGTTTAGTAAGTCATCACTCATTGCCTTACAGCGTTTGGCATTACCTACTAATACAGGAACAATGTGTGTTGATGTACACTCCATCAGCGGTAAGTTGTTTTCTCTTAAAAGGGTTTTTAGTTTAGCGGCACGCTCTTGATGCTTTTCTCTAACTTCATTGTGATCCTTAAGCCACTTGATAGCAGCCATTGCTCCTGAACATAGCACAGGACTCAAACTTGTGGTAAAGATAAATCCTGCACTCACAGAACGAATAGCATCGATGACGTCCGCATCACCTGCGATGTAACCGCCTTGGACCCCAAAGGCCTTACCAAGAGTGCCGTTGATTATATCAACACGGTTTTGTAATCCAAGTTGTTCAGTTAATCCACCGCCGTGCTGCCCGTAGAGTCCTACGGCATGGACCTCATCGATGTATGTGATAGCATTGTATTTGTCTGCAAGGTCGCATATTTCTTTAACAGGACTAACGTCGCCGTCCATACTGTATACGCTTTCAAACACGATACAGGGTGTATGCCCTGCTAAACGAGCATTGGCCAATTTCTCCTCCAAATCCGCCATATTGTTATGCTCGAATACTGTCTTTGGCTTACGACTGTGTTTCATACCCATGATCATTGAATTGTGGTTTTCTGAATCAGAAATAAACTCAATGTCTTCAACGATGTGTCCTAGAGCAATCATGCTCCATTCATTGGCAACGTAGGCACTGGTGAATAATAAACTGCGTGCTTTATTATGCAGAGTTGCTATCTCGTGTTCAAGGGCAACATGGTAATGGCTTGTACCCCCAATGTTGCGAGTACCGCCGCTTCCTGAACCAGTTTGGTCCAACGCAGTGTGCATAGCGTCTATGACGACTTTATGCTGCCCCATCCCTAGATAGTCATTAGAACACCAATTCACAATGTTCTTAATGTTGTAAGGACCGTACCAAATAGCATTTGGGAAGTCCCCTCTTTCTCTAACAATATCGTTGAATACACGATATTTTCCGGTGTCTTTAAATCGTTGCAGTAATTCGTTAAATGGTTTCTTGTCTATCATACAAGTATTTACACTAAATATAGCAGTAGGAGAAACAAATGAGAGTTACAGAAATTATTAGAGGCATTCTTGATATAATTGATCAGATAGAAACACAGCAGCCAGACGATTCTGTAGAAGAACGTGGCTATGAAGAAAAGGACGCAAAACGTTTCCAGCAAATTGCTGATGTCGTTAATGACGGCGAGCCCGCACAGTACTCTAATACTCCTAAAGAAGAATACGCAGACGTTTCCGCAGTAACACACGATGCTGGCGCAGATTCGTGGCAGGGTACTAAAGAACCAGAAGATATCCGCGGAACTACAATAAGAATACACGGAGACAACTAATGGCAACTCTCAAGTGTAAAGGACTCACAGGTGTAACTTTTGATATTACAGTTACTATGGGTACCACTACAATGAATGGTCTTACTGCTCTTGCACAAGCAGTTGAAGGACACAACATTACTACAGCAATGTATGGTGAAATAAGTGCAGCAAAAGATCCAAGTATTAATCAAACAAACGATGGCATAAAAACATTAACAGCCGCAGGGCTAGTAGATGGAGACATTGTTATTTGTACTCCTGCAGACGATCCTGCAACACTTACAAAAGAAGCAAGATCAGATCAGAAACTAGCGATTGCTGAAGCAAAGCGTAATGGTCTAGCAGCAAATGACACAACAGCAAATTATTATAGAACACTGAACACAGCAGATAAAACCCTATTACCAAATCCATACGAGGATAACGACATCAATCCAGACGATGATGAGAACACAGGAGCCCTACAGACAGGAAGGCCCTGGACCTGACGCCTAATAGATAAATGTTCATACGGCACGATACTTTTACAACATCAAACCCTGTCTGCTACAAACACGTTGATGTGTTAAGTCCTTTAGACTTTCGCTACTTTGACAAGGATGGGTTTGAACTTAACGTAGCAGAACAAAAGTTCTACTCTGCTATGAACTTCCCTATCACAGAAAACATTCTCAATCATGTCTGTTGGCAGGTGCCTTGGTTCAGCCTTCCTAAAAATCCTGCAGGCCTATTCCTAGATCACGCAATGGTACTACAACGTTGCGAGTATCAAGGATCCGCACGTGATCAAATCGAAGCAATAGCACAGGACATACCAAGTGCAGGCTTCCTACTACAGATACAACCCAAGTGGGGAATAGATTTTGATCTAAATGGTGTAGCACCCGATGGTAGTGTGTTTGAAATACTACACATAGAATATGATCTAAACGACTATAACCTGTTTAAAGAACACAGAGATAGCTTTGAAAGACTAGTAAAGAAAACTGATTGGAAAAACATAGCACAAGAGATATGGGAACAAAAACCCATATGGAGCGAACTGCAAGGCTACGATCAGAATCATTGGAAGGCCAAGCATATATTAGGTTGGGAATATGCCGAGTACTTACAAAAAGCAATAACATAATAAATACACATATAATACACTCAGGAGCGAAAATGAGCGAGTTAAAAGTAAACGAGTACGATGTTGTACTACTAAAAGCAGTTGACGGCGATACCGTTGACGTTGATATTGACTTAGGTTTCAATGTTTGGTTACACGATGAGCGTGTGCGTATCATGGGCATTGACACACCCGAAAGCCGCACTTCAGACAAAGTAGAAAAACTATTTGGCACAGCCGCTAAGAATAGATTAAAAGAACTACTACACGAAGGCGCTATCCTAATCACTACAGAAGAAAAGAACGGTGAAGATATGCGTGGTAAGTTTGGTCGCATACTAGGTGACTTCAAAACACCAGACGGTAAACTAGTTACTGAAGTTATGATTAGTGAAGGACATTGTGTTCCTTACTTTGGCGGATCTAAGGACGACGTACAAGCACAACACGCTATTAATAGAGAGCGTCTTCTAAATGAAGGTGTTGTTGATCGTGCAAAATATGACAAAGCAGTTGCGCTAATGGAAGGCAAGTAACCTTATACTACAAAAACAAAAAGCACCGTAAGGTGCTTTTTTTATGAATATGTGCTCACTTCCAGTGTACAGTGGGTAGCGAGAAAAACTGTACACCGAGGCAGCAGCCGCCCATCCACCTTAACGGTCCTAAGGTGAATTCTTATGCTTGGCTATTCTCTTTGCCACTTGCGTACATTTCTAAGTATGCAACATAGTTTACCATAGAGTGATCTGAGAAACTATCAACTTGACCTCTCTTAATGCCCATCCATAGTCCACGCATCTTGTCTTTGAAACGCTGCCGCCTAGTAGGTGTACGAACGTTACCAAATGCATTTAGATAGTGTTCTTCACCGTCATGCTTGTATCCTAAGAACCAAGGCGGAACTGTTGTAACTATGTCGTTGTTGTTCACCCAACGATGATGAACAGTGTTAAATGTATTAACAAATGCTGCCCAACCTACTCGTGGACTTCCGTAAGTGTACAGTTCAACAGGATCATTTAAGTCTACATTACCAAAGCAACGGCTTGCCATAATGGTTGCCATCGCTGCACCTAAACTGTGTCCACAGAACCATAAACTCTTAGACACATGTTTTTTGTCGTATAAATCTTCTTCAACCATTGGCCAAAGATCATCTACTTCTTTCTTGAATCCTTTGTGTACTCTACTAACAGTTTCTGCTAGTACAGGCATTGCTCTTAAATCTGCTGCAATGTCTTGAAATTGTGTTGGTTCAGTGCCGCGACATGCAATAACAATATCTTCGTCGTTTGAAAAACGATATGCTTGTGCACCGTCACGATCGTAAAACTCAACTTCTGTAAAACCTAAATCTTTTACTCGTTTTGTAACTAGTTTAACATCGTTCTCATATGCTATGCTTGCCAGTCTAGCAAACAAGAGAGAACGGTTAGGGAAATCTAATGAATTAATAGACATATTTTCGCTCCTAATTTCGCTCATGTGTATTTAGTGCTAAATATGACTATGAGAGCAACTGAAATCTTTGAAGACCAACTAGACGGGAAGTTTGGTGCTAGCCAAACTACTACACTTGTGATGGGTCCTCCCTTTCCTGAAGAGGATATGCAAGAAGTTAAAAAGATGCAGGCCAAATTAGAAGAACTTGGTTATCCTGTAGGTGTAACTGGCATCGATGGCAAGTATGGTATGCGAACTGCTAAAGCAGTACGTGCTTGGAAAATGGACTTTAGAGTTCGCGGAAGCGCATTTGATATGACTTCTAGCGATTTAGAAAAATTATACAACACTAAAGAAAAGAAACAAAAACCAGCGTGGACACCAAATGCTTCTTTACCGCAGGGATCAGGAGCAGGCAATGCAACACCAGATATGGATTTGCTTACTATGATTAAGGAGTTTGAAACTTTTCAATCTACTCCTTATTGGGATAAAAAGCAGTGGTCCGTTGGGTATGGTTCTTATGCAGGATCACGTGATAAGGACGATAAACCTGATATAGAATTAACAGAACCAGAAGCAGAAGCATTACTTAAAAAACAACTTACAAGATACATTAAAAATGTAGAACACTGGAATAAAGTTGGCAGATACAATTGGAATAAAAAACAAAAAGAAGCCCTAATAAGTTTTGCATACAACGTAGGCAGTATTGCAGAACTTACAGCCAAAGGTAAGAGAGACAATGCAACTATCGCTAAGAAGATGTTAGAATATGTTTATTCCAATGGTGAAAAATTAAAAGGTTTAGTTAAGCGTAGAAAAGTTGAGTGGGCTAAATTTAAAATGAATACTCCAGAATTAAGTAGTGGAATATAATAAAGGGCGACATTGCTGCCGCCCTTTATCTATCTATAGTGCTCTATGAGCTTTATATAATCACTTCTTGTTAATAAAGTCGTAGAACTTTTGTGCGGTATCTAAAACATTATCAACAGTTGGTACTAAAGGCATATTAACTTTATTAATTATGCGTCCATTGTCATCACGTTCAACAGAATGCTCCCAGCCCATATATTTTGAACTAAATTCAAACTCTGAAAATGATTTAGCCATATCTAATACTTCGGCTCTTATTTCGTAGCCTGTCTTATTAAATTTAACTTCTGGTGCAGCAGGAACTGCTGCTTTGACTGCTTCTGCAAATTGATTCGCCATATCGGCGACTTTCTGATTAAAATCACTCATTTTATTTCTCCTTGTGTGTAATGTGTGTATGCTACAATGTAGCGTAATTATTTAGTATCTATAGAATATAAACCAAACAGCCTTGATTTTATAATAGGTTGCATGTATAATTGCTAAATATTTTAATAAACGACAAGGTAACTTACTACATGAAAAAGCGTACTCGTTCAATCTTAGAAGAATTAAGTAGTTTAGGCACAGCACGTGATACAGAAATGCTAATCGAAAACCGCGGACAAAATCTAATTGAAAGTGCTATTAATCTATTAACACTGGTGCGCAAACACTATAACGAATCTGACGCAAGTGAAATTGAACGTCGTTTTATCAATGCAATACGCGGTAGTGACACACGTAAATTTGTACGCGGCCTACGCAAAGTACAAGAATCCCGCAAAAATTCTGATCAAAACTAACCGATATTGACCGGTTTTTCCTTTTTTGGCTAAATAATAGTAACAAGCTCACAGAGAGTGGGTTTGCCATTTCGAGATATTAAAGGAGAATTAAAATGGCTGGAATTGGATTTGGAACAAACTATGATGTTAAAACTGGAAACGGCTTAGGACCACGTACACGTATCGTATCTGTAAACAAAGGTACAGGCGACCACAACCAAGCAGAACTAGATGCACTAATTGATGCTATGACTACTGGTACTACTTTAGCAAACTCTGCAGACGCAGTTACTATTGCTGGTGTTGCTGGTACTGTTGGTACTGACCCTGTTTACTTAGCAGTACAAGGTACTGGTACTATTGCTACTACTGCAGGCGACTACGTTGCTGATATCACAGTAGCAGTTGTTGCTGACTTTGATCAGTAATAGTTAATTTTAACTAGAGAAAAGCGTCACTTTTATAGTGGCGCTTTTTTTATGTCTGTAAATAATGGTATGCAAGAATTTCGCATACACACTCTTGTTGATATAACAAATTCAAATCAGGTTAGAAGAGAACCTGGACGTGAAATAGAATATAAACAACATCAAAACTATATGACGCTACTACAAACAGCAAGTATGCGTGTAAACCTACTTGATATTAAAGTGTCAGTTAATGATACTAAAGACTACACATTTGGTTCTTTGTATAAAGGTAAACAGCGTGTATGGACATTTAGATTCTTTATAGAATACGAAGGTGGATTTTTAGATGCAAAAGGTAATTCCGCTGGACTATTACTAAGCGACTTAAACTTTATTCCTATAATAACAGGGTTAACTGAGTCTGCCGCAATTAACCCTCCCATGCTAAATACAAAAGAAGTTGATAACTGCAATACGATAATTGAAGTTATCGATGATAAATAATAGTATAAGGCAAACAAGGCATTTAAGGCAACTTTCATTTTAACCGTATTGGAGCGACAATTATTACGGAGTTTATTTTTAAATGTCAGACCCTAGAATTAAGACAACGCAGCTAGAAAGAGAAAACCTAGAAGCACACGTTGACCTATGCGCAGAGCGTTATTCACACTTAGAACTTCGCCTATCTAACATTGAAACTAAAGTAGAAGGTATTGCTGAAGATATTAAAAACAGCAACAATTCAATGGCAAAAGTAATCATTACCTCAGCAGGCACTGTAGTTGCAGGACTGCTAGGACTCATCGCTACACTAGTCATCAAGTTCTAATAATAAATACAGTATGCTTATAAACGAGTTTACTGATTTACCCTCACCAGATTTTAGCTTATCAAATGCTGTGATCTTTCACGGCCAATTAAATCCAAAACTGTTTGAAGACGAACAGTTAAAATCAGATGTGAGAGAGGCTTTGCTTAAGATAGCAAAGCACTTTGAAGAATTTATTGGAGTCGAACTAGCGTTAGAGGACATAACGATTAGTGGTTCCAATGCGGCGTATAGTTACACACCGCATAGCGATCTGGACTTACACCTAGTAGTGCAAGTGCCCAATAAGCCAGAATTTAGAGAGTTGCTAGACGCTAAGAAAAATGTGTATAATGCACGTCATGACATTAAAGTAAAAGGCATAGACGTTGAATTGTACGCACAAGATGCTGAACAGGCACATCACAGTTTAGGCATTTATTCTGTTTTAAACAACGAATGGATTGACAAGCCAAAGCGTGAATATGTTTCAGTTGATAGAGATGAAGTAAAAGATAAGTACAAGAACTACCGAGATAGAATTATTGTTATATTAGGTAAGGAAAGTTTAGCAGTTGCGCAAGATATGTGGAATGACCTGAAGCGTATGCGCAAAGCAGGATTAGAAAGTGAAGGAGAGTTTGGTTCAGAAAATCTAGCATTTAAGATGTTAAGAAGTCAAGGCTGGATTGAAAAACTAAGTGATTATATTTCTACACTACAAGACGACCAATTAAGTATAGAGCAGAGAGAACTATGAGAATTTTTGATTTATTAAACGAACAACCAACACAACCAGCTGGTGTAGGTATGGCAGCACAAGCACCTTCTCCAGGAACAACTCTAGCACCGCAAACTGGTACAGCCGCAGCACAACCTGCACCAGGTACTGATCCTAACATACAAAAAGCAGCAATAGCACAACATCAACAAGATGTTATGGCACAAAAGAAAGAGATACAAGATCAAATTACTGACCTAACACAGAAAATTGCAGATTTGCGTAAGAAGTTGGCAGAAATCAAATGAAAATAAATGAGTTCGTCCGCACATTAGAAACATGGCGCAGCAATGACGAACAACAACTATTGGATAAAATTAAAGAACCGAGACCTATGAACTCTTTTGACGAAAGAGATCAAACCATAATTGAAGGATTAGTTAGGAAAAGTTTGTTAATTAAAGTAAAGGGTCATAATGACCTTACTTACATATATCCAAATGTTTAACATAAAAGAAACAGCAGAGAACTTCGAACAACTACTAAACGACATTGTTATTAAACGTGGCGTTTTTGTACCTACGGGTAAAAATACGATTAGATACAAGAACTATCTAATTCACAAAAATGAAGACAATGACTGGGTAGTAATAAGATTAACCAAAGATAAAAAAGAATACATTGCAACTGTATTCTTAAAAGTAACTGCTTTTGCAGTGTGCAAACTGCACGAAAAACGTCGACTACAAACAATTGACGAAATTAAATATTCCGACTCTGTGTTTAGAAAACAGTACATAGATACTCGTTTTTACAAAAGAACAATCCAAACGGCTCAAAACCCTATAACTAGGGACAACGCTGTTTATCGTTTTGAAGTTGCAGAAGACATCGCTCGATCTGAAAAAGCAAAGATCGATCGAGTGTTCTATTCATCAAACGTATAAATACTAATACAAATTCTAGGAAGAACTACAATGCAAATTAACGAATTTAACAGACCGCTTACAGCGAAAACACTAAACGAAAACATGGGCAAGATGTTTGGCCAAAAACTTGATCTTAACAAGTTTAATTTAGAGCAGTTAGAGGATGCACGTAATAAAATACGTACAAAAGTTAGCCAAGTCGAAAGTGGCGGATTTAGTGCTGTTCACGAAAATGAAGAATATACAAAGCATAAAATGTTCCTAGACGTTCTAAATCGTGCAATTGACGAGCGTAGAACCGTTGTTAGCGACCTTACTCAAATGGAGCAAATGGTGCTTCAAAAAGTTGAAGAAGGCAGTATTAGTTTTGACGAACTTCCAGAAGAATTACAAGCAAAAGTTAATTTCCGCAAAGAAAAAGAACAGGCAGCAGAAGTAGTTGAATCTGTACTACGTGAAGGCGAAGAAGAAAAGGCAGAGCTAATTATGGCTGCAAGAGACATGGTTGACCGCATAACAGGCTGGATGGAAGATACAGCAAATATGCAGGCAGAATCAATGTTAGAATTAGTAGACTCTATAAGAGACGAGTTAGGCAGTGACGTATCAATGGAATTTGAAGGCGTAGTTAAGCCAGCTCTAGCAGCAATTTATACAGCAATGGAAACTTCACGTCAGCAACTTACACAAGGTGTTGGCTTACTAACAGGTGAAGGTGGTCCAGAAACTCCAATGGGTGCACCAGAAGCAGGTGCTGAAGAAGAAGTTCCAGCAGAAGCTCCTGAAGGCGAAGAAGAGGCAGCAGCAAGTGCTCCAGCAGCAGGCGGCGAAGAAGAAGCAGGTCGTGCTATTCGTGAAAGCGTAAAGTACAGCCGTAGATTAGCGAGCCTGTTAGCACCAAAATGAAACTTTTTGACCTAGTTAAAGAGGCTGAACAAAACTCTACAATAGTATTAGTACTAAAGAGTTTGATAGGCAAATCAGATGAAAAAAAGATCCCGGGTAACTTTACCTGGGATCAAATTAATCGCTTTATGACTAACATTGGCGAAGAAGACTTTGACTACGAAACATTCAAAATGATCTACGACAGTGATCCAGCAGTTAAGAATCTAGTTGATAGATTTGATGCTGAAGGTGTAGTTCTTAAAACAAAAGAAAAAGAAGCAGCACCGGATCAAGGCGCACAGCAAGGTGACAACACTGTTAGCCAAATGGCTAAACGTGCAACAGCAAATGCACGATCACAAGAACTAGCAGAATACAACTACAGTGATTATGCTGATGCTTACGATGACTCTACCAGTTATAAAAAAGTTCCAGGCAAGAAGCGTGGTGAAAAAGGATCGTGTAAAAAAGAAAGTTTAGAAGAAGGTTTAGGTCAAAAACTTTTAACAGCATTTGCTATAGTTGGCGGATTAATACTTGGCGGGTATGTTAGTATGGAAGATCACAGACTTGCTAAAGAATGGTTAGAAGTCTACAATGACCTTAAAGAAAAAGATCCTGCAAAAGCAGAAGAA